AACCCATAAAAGTGTCTGTAATTTCATTTATTGCGCTTGCAGTCAAACCAGTTGTGCGCATCCACGCTGTAAACTTGTATAACCGTCCAGTTTCGCCGTTTACTTTATCAATCCCCTTGCTGATGTCATAAGACTTAGGGAATCCGCTTCCATATACCCAAGCGATAGTGTCACGGATTTCAAAGCCAGCGTCCTCAATAGCGCACACCATTCGGTGATAGGTGCGAGTGCCGCCGAAGGCAAGCAGAATTGCGCCTGGTTTCAGCACCCTGAATACGGCTTGCCAAGTTTCAGGCTGGAACGCAATGCCGCTTGAATCCCACTTCTTACCCATGAAACCCAACTCGTAAGGCGGGTCGGTGACGCAGGTGTCAATGCTATTTTCTGGTAAGGTTCTCATAACCTCTATGCAGTCGCCGTGATAGATCATAAATTGCGCAACCTTCCCCAATCCACATGTTCATTCAATAACCAGATGTAACCATCACGCACGATCACCGCGCCTAACTTGTGGCTGTTACGCCTTGCATCTCTTTGAGCACAATATGCAAGCCTCTCCTCGTCCACAACGTGGCCCATTTGCACAGCCGCGTATTTGCCACTCACATCCCAATCAAACATCATCTTGTGACTGTGACCCATGAGAATATGCTGGTGGTACTGCGAAGCTAAAGCCCTGGCAGCGTTATCCGCAGCGCTTTTAGGGTGCGTGATTCTAAACGTTTCACCACCCGATTTCAGCAGGCCGTAATAGTAAGGTGCTATTTCCCACTTGCCCTGCTCTAACTGCATCAGGTTCAGCAATTCAGAAGGATTGACCGGACTGTTTATCGCCCGAAGCAATCTGCCTTCGTGGTTGCCCATGATCCACACAAACTTGTCAAAGCAAGCGTCAAGCGCTGTAAGCACCTGCCTTGCCTGCCCCATCTCATCGCTGAAGTCTTTGCCATCACTCCCTGCCCTCGTCACCACTTCCAGTAAGGCATCACGCTTTGACGCTGGCAGGCTCAAAGCAATCGCCATAAGCCGCGCCTCGTCTTGCTCGGTAAGTTTAGAAGTGCCTACGCTCCAATTCGGCTCCCAGCCTGAGATTGAGTCCATGTGCATCAAATCGCCTGCGCACACTACCTGCCTAATTCCCCAAGCATCGGCTAAGTCGATCACCTGGTTCAGAAATTCAGCATGGTGGAAAGGCACTTCAACATCAGGCAAAATAAGAGCATCACCCTCTAAAGTCGGCGGTTTATCGTACCTGACATAGCGCGATTCAGGTATTCGCTGTGGGGCGGTAGGTTGCCCCTGGTTTAGATAGTAATGCGTTTTGACTGTCCCTATGGCAAGGTGCAATTCTTCTGCAATTTCAGCGAAGGTGCGCCCTGATTGTTTCAAGCGCACAATCTCGCGTTTTAGTTTGTTATTAACTTTCGGTGCTGGCAATAAAACCTCCGTGCTAATCGTAAATGCCTAAATCGGTAAAAGATATTTCGTGCTGGTCAATCGTATATTCCTGGCGTCTTTCGCGCTTCATATCGGCAACCATAAACTTCAACCAATCAGGCCACTCGGAACGGTCTTTGCCATACTCCGCCATGCAATTAGCACACAAGTCAAAATTGCTCGTTATCACCTTACCGCAGATACAGCGTTTATTAATCATAGTGTTCACTATCTACAGCCACTTTTTGAAGTTGTTTTTGCATGTTTGCCAATATTCTGCAAACTTGTGATGCTGAATATCCCACCTGATTGCCTATTTCGTCTAAGGTTGCGCCATAAAGACGAAGGGAGAGTATTACTCTCTCCCTTTGATCCAATTTCTGTAAAGCCTTTTCAATGTCAATCTTGTGATCCACCCCCTCGATTGAATATTCGGTTATGAAGTCATTCAGCAATGTTCGCCTCCATGCGTACAAAACGCCTGTCTGTAAGCACTAATCTAACACATCGTTAGGCTCACCCTTGTAAAGCATACGGTCAGCAATCTTTTGTATCTTGTCCAGGTATTTCTTGTCATAAGCCTGTGCCATGTGCCTTGCGTGCAATACGGCGTAAAGGTTGTCAAGTAATGTATTGCCAACAAAAGATATATCATTATGCGGGCTGTCGATAATCAGCATGTCTGTTTTTGGTGACCACGTACACTCGCCGCAGACAAACCAGCCGTTTTCGTCAATCGTTGCTTCTGGCATCGCTATTCTCCAATCTATAATATTCACAGTTTTTGCAATCGTTTTCTGTTTTTATCCGTATTGGCAACATCACAAGCGAATAACAACCATATCTTGGCATCAAGGCTTCGGGATAGCAACACCAATCAGGCTGACTATATTTTTCCATAAACTCATGAACTTTAAGCCCGCCTTTTTCCCAAGTGTCAAGCCTTTGTTCATCTGTTAATTCGTGCCAATATATCTTTCTAATCATTCCTCACGCTCCTTATCATCTTTCCGCTCGGTAGCATTGTGAGCGGTAAGTTGGTCAAAAGGCAACTCTGGAAGTGGCATCCAATGGGTGATTTCACCTTCTCGAAAGTCTCTGAATAATCCGACCCAAACACCATCAATCAAGAAACCCGAATGTTGTTCATTCCAAATTGTGCAGACCCAGACGGGCTTGCCATCTTCCGGCAACCTCTCGCTTACAGGAATCCAGCGGCGTTCCGCCTCAAGCTCGGCAATGCGGGCGTTCAGTTCAGCGATGCGCTTTTCTAATCTTCTAATTGTTGCTAAACGATAGAATATATCACTCATTGTTTACCTCACAAGAATAGCAATTATTGATATTATTAACGACGTAATTGATATAGAGATTGACAAATAATATAAACCTTTTAATAGGTCATAGTCGTTGTTACTCATTGTTCACCTCTGGCGTCCACTCGTACACCACGTCAGCACTCTCGCCGCTGTGCAACCGCCACGTAGTACCGTCAAACGAGGGTACAAGTCCCGCTTCCCACAGTTTGACTGCAGATGAAAAGTCGAACTTGTAATCAATGTCGAAGAAACTGCTGATATACGTCGTGACCGAAGTCCAGACCGAAGCCCTGACCGAATCCCAGACTGTATCCCAGTCCGAAGCCCTGACCGAAGCCCTGACCGAAGCCCAGACCGAATCACTGACCGAAGCCACGACCGAAGCCCAGACCGAAGTCCCGACTGCATCCCCGACCGAAGCTCCGACCGAAGCCTCAATCGAAGCCCTGACCGAAGCCACGACCGAAGCCCACTCCTTCAGCCAGCCAATTTGTTCATCTGTCACTTGTTCTACCTTTGGCAACTCAAACGGTTTGACAATCGGCTTGATAATAAGTAGCTCGACAATCTCTTTGAAGTCCTGCCTGTTTGCCCACTTTTCAGCCGCCTCGCTGTCATCACGGTTGCTGTTAATCTGGTCAACCGTGAACGCCTTTGTCAGCGGATTGAACTCGTATTTGTTGCACTTGTCCTCGTTGAGTTTGTAGTATGCGCAGATATGAGAATGGCTGTCCACTCCATCATCTTCGAGGTTTGCCTTGCGGTATACCCAGTCGAAGAAGTAATACTCCGCTGGGTGGTTAATCGGGTCTGTTACGAAACTAAAAAAGTTACACATTATTTCACCTCCGGCGGCTCTGGCAGTGGCATCCAGTAATCAATATCTGTTATCATGCCAGCAAAACAGATTTGCCACTTAGTACTAATCAAATCAAAATTTGCCATTTCAAGGTATTTTTTATAATAAACAAGATATGTACCCGCCTTCTCTGGCAATCTTTCGCTAACTGGTATCCAGCGTTGCTGTGCTTCCAGTTCAGCGATGCGGGCTTGTAAGGCATCCTCGATAGGCCGCACATTCCATTCATTTGCCCTCATAAATAATCTGCCGTGTCTATTATCGCCACTCGCAGGTTGATGAATAACATACTGACCATATTCATGATCTAATTCAACTTTTCTTCCACAAAATGGACATGATTTTAGTTCACTCATCCTTTACCTCTCTTTTCGCCATCCAGAACTTGCCTTGTATCTTGTAAGCCAATTCAGGCTTATAGCCCCACCGCTTCTCAAAGCGCGCCACAGCCACAGCAGGGTCATCGGTCAATACCACGTAAAACGGTATATCGTAGGGTATTTCCTTCCACACCTTCGGCTCTATGATTTCCATGCGTTCTCCAATAACGGTAGTTTCACGCTCTCAATCCTTTCCTTTGCGTTCTCTATTAGGTATTTCATAGACAGGTCAATTCCCACCCCACGCCTGCCAAGTTGAATTGCTGTTGCAACAGTAGTTCCTGACCCTACGAACGGGTCGAACACGATGCCACCTTCAGGCGCACCTGCCAATATGCAAGGCGTGATAAGCTCTGGATTGAATGTGGCGTAATGCGCGCCCTTGTACGGCTTGGTCGTGACTATCCACACGTCGCGTTTATTGCGGAAACCGTTGCCAGCCGTCCGACTATCAATTCCAGCGTCTTGTCGTTTCTTGATGTTAGGATTGTGCCAAGTTACAAATTCACCATCCGTGTGGCACTTACTCCGTAACACGCCCATATCAGAACCTTCAACTGCAATTTCTTTCACCGCCTCGTTATCGTAGTAATACTTCGCCGACTTGCTCAACAGGAATATATACTCGTGCGACTTCGTGCACCTGTCCTTGACGCTCTCAGGCATCGGGTTAGGCTTTGCCCAGATGATGTCCTGCCGCAAGTACCAGCCGTCCGCTCGTAAGGCGAAGGCTAACATCCAGGGTATGCCGATGAGGTCTTTTTGCTTTGCATCGCCCCAACCTTTTACCTGAGTGTTGTACTCGCTTAGTTTTCCTTCACGCTTACCGCCAGTCTGCGAGAAACCGCTTGGCGTTTTATTTCCAGCAGGTGAAGTCGCATAAGAATCCCCGATATTTACCCACAGCGTGCCGTCATCTCTGAGTATGCGCTTGCACTCACGGAACACCGCAACCAGGTTGGCGACATACGCATCAGGTGTCTGCTCTAAACCAATCTGCTCGTCAATGCGGATTGCGCCGCATTTGCCACAAACCGTGTGATAAACTCCGCCACGGCCTAATGGCAATGTCCTGTCACTCCTATCGCCACCATCAGGCTTTTGCGGATTATGGTCGCAGTTCGGGTTGCCGCCTTCCCATTTAGCCGTGCCGTAATCGCGCAAGCCATAATAAGGCGGGCTGGTAACGATGGTATGCACCGACTTTGCCGCAAGCGGGATAGCAAGGGCGTTAGCGTTTATTATCACCACACCTCCAGCACCAGCCAGATCAGGAACGCCAGAAACAGCGTTGGCAGGGCAAGTATGAAACCCACCATCAAGTAAGCAAGCGTGTCTGCTAATCGGTATTTGAATCTGCGCATTGTTCATATCCTCACTAAAATAGTCACTAACAAAACGATAATCACTATTACCGCCCCAACAAGTGCTATGGCAAACGCGCTCATTTCGCTTTTCACCACACCACCTCATCATCGTCATCGGAATCAACCTTCTTATCCAGCATCCGCACCACGCTTGCGGTCAAATCGTAGCTTGCGCCAGGCGTGTTGTCTTTGCGGATGTAAATATTCGGCGATCCGTTCTCGCCAGGCTTCACCCTGCCTTCCACCAGCACTTTACTGCCCTTATGCGCTTTCTCATGCACGCGCTCGGCGGTCTTGCCCCAGCAAGTCACGTTCCACCAGGTAGTCATTGGCTCTGGCTCGGTGTCAGGCCTCCAAACCATTTCAGTAGTGGCAAGGCTAAAGCTGGTAAAAGCCTTCCCTGCGGTCGTGTATCTCATCTCTGGATCACGCCCTAAATTGCCGATAAGTATTATGTTTTGATACATCTATGCTCCTTCAATCTGCCTTCGTAAACGTTATGAACAAAATCAAGGCTATGATGGCAATTAGAACAACTGCCATTCCGCCGTATAACAAGTTTTTCAGTAACTCAACCTCTATCATTCAATATCCTTCCTTCTCTGGTAGTCTTGCCTTTGTATGACATCTGCCTGCTCTTCACACACGCCTTGCAGATGTTCGTGTTATGCCTCCAGTTATCGTCAAACTGGCCAAGCGGTAAGTACCTGCCACATTTGATACATTTTCGGTATTCGGTCACTCTTTCACCTCATCAAGCCCGCTGTTTTTTATGTTGTTATTCAGTAATCTATCCCTCTTGCCACGGTTACAATCGAAACACAGCGTTTGCAGATTTTCGATGTTGTTGCCACCGCCCTTTGCTCTTGGAATGATATGATCCACTTCAAGCACAACCCCATCTCTCGCGGATCTTCCACATAAAACACATTTATAGTTATCGCGCTCCAATACCTTTATTCTGATTGCTTTATCTACTTTAGATTTATGGCTATAATTTGAAACAGCAGATTTCTTTTCGTTTCTCAACTCCTGGAATAATTTAATTGCGTCTTCAGAATCCAACCAAGCCCAAGCATCATTGGCGCGGCTCAATATTCTGTGCAATTTCCACTTTTTATTTGGTGGGTTAGTTCTAAAATTTTCATAAGGTTCAATATGAAATGGAAATTGTGGATTTTCTAAATCATCAAACGCTGAATAATCTATTAATACAACCCATGATTCGTTTGTTGTCACACTACCCTCACTTCCTGCTCACGCCAGCCAACGGTAACAACCTGACCAAGCTTGTCACTACCGTCAACCTTCAGCAGCATCCCGTCTGGAAATATCCCCATGCCAAGTTCGCGTTCTAAATCCTCGCCCAGGAATTCCCTGTTTTTGAAGTCAAGCGCTCCCAGCACATCATCCTGCGTTGTGCGCTCGGTGAACAACATCCCCACACATCTAAATCGTTCGGTTATTTTCGGCATCGTTGCAATCCTCTTTGTGTTCTAAAGCCTTCGTCAGGCACTCAATAGCAAATCCGTTCTCGATCATCTCTTTGCTGAATTGAAAGTATCTAAAGTCAGCCAGCATGCTCAAATCACACTTCATATAATCGCGCTCCAAGCCTTTTCCAGTGCTGTGACCCATGTGCGCATAAGTTCCGCCTTGCACCTCAGCCACTACCTTTTGTTTGCGCCAGAGAAAATCCGCTCTGAATTTCCGCCCCTTCAGGTATAGGGCATCACGTTCAGGCTCTGGCAGCATCGCTTCTACAATCTGCCAGTATAATGCGTCTTCAAGTTCAGTTGGCATGATGTAGTCTCTCCACGTCAACCGTGCTGCAATCGGCTGGCTTATCTAACAGACATTCAGCAATCGCCCAGATTTCAATTAGCCGCCCACATTCAGGGCATTGCCTTGGCACTCGGTAAGGGTCATAAGGCATCTTGCAAACCTTCTTATGCTTTATGTAATCTGCTTCCGCCTGCTCAACGGTGATATTGTTTTCCTTGACGTAAGCCCAAAGTTCTTTGCTTGATTCGCTCATTCCTGCACCTCCAGAATCCATTTATCATCCTGCCGCTCGATGTCACTATGAGCGGTAAGCTCGTAAAGTTGCTGTTGCACATTATCGCTAAGTTCCATCATTCCTCACACACCTTCCCGTACACAATAGGCGGTTCTGGAAGTGGCATCCAATGGGTGACAATATCTGACAATGAACCAAATCCTTCGCGCCCATACAATTCTAAAAACCTTATTATGTAAGTCTTTCTGTCTTTTGTAAAAACAATTATTGACTGCAAATCTTCCGGCAACCGTTCGCTCACCGGAATCCATTTATCATCCTGCCGCTCGATGTCACTATGAGCGGTGAATCGTTCACTTTCCGCCTCAAGCTCGGCAATGCGGGCTTTCAGTTCAGCGATGCGTGCTTTTAGCAAAAAGTTTTCGTGTTCAAGGTCGTTTATTTTTGATAATGCTTTGTCATATTCGTAAAACTCACTCATTGTTCACCTCTTGCATCTCGGGTAGGGACATCCAGTAATCGGGTGTTTCCCCACATGCCCAACCTCTATCAATGTCATAATAAAGCGTGTAAGGAACTCGATAGCCCTTGTATCTAATAAGTGTCCAATCACTATTCTCTGGCAACCTCTCACTTACAGGAATCCAGCGTTGCGCCGCCTCCAGCTCGGCAATGCGCTGATTCAACTGCTCGTTTTCTGCACGTAATTCCGCCATACCTTCACGATATAACATCGTCATTTTGTTCATCTCTTTCTCCTTTTTTTGTCTTATTGAAATTTATAAAAACAATTTCTCGTATAGCTAAGGACCAAATTGGTGATAACACTAATAGCCACAAAGCCAATTGACCTTCCCATCTCATCTCATACTCCCTTTCCGTATTTAGTCCACCAGGCATCTACCATGTCATAAGCACTCGGCAGGTCTGGGTTAGTACAAATCTGCACCGTTGCCGCGTGATCCACAATGTCAAGGTGCAGTTCAGTGCCCCAGTAAGCAGATTCGGCCGTGTACCAGCGATAACTAATATCCTTTATCGCCTTCCAAATTTCGCCTAACGTTGGCACTGTGTTATAAGTGTGGTTCTGCAATATTTCGCTGATTGCCTGTTCCAACAAGCCTAACGGCACGCGCCCCAACTGTTTCACATAAACCGCTAACTGCTTGCGGTCAATCGGCTTGCCTACTGCTTCCCATAACTGCGTTAGTTGCGCAGTCCACTCGGCTGTGGCCAACATGTAAATTTCTTTATCAGACTTAACGTCTTTGAGTAGCAAGGTATTCATCCATCACCTCTCGTGCAATTCTTTCGTTATCATCACTTGTTATTTTCGCCGGCCGTTTGCCGTTGCCGGATAAGTTGCGCTGATCACGTTTCTGCGTGACCATACCAATAGCCCACGTTTTCACGCTGGTAGGGCTATTTACTGCATAGTTAGATTGTTTTTGTTCCTGAATAGCCTGGCGGTAGATTTCCGGTGTAACCCCCACCTTTTTGAATTCGTCAAGCATCTGAAAGAACTGGTAAGCATTTGAGATAGGCGTTCCAGTTTCTTTTTCCCAAACAGTAGAAAATTCTTTTTCGCGTGCAGAATCATTAATTAATTCTGTATCTGTATATGATTCTGTATCTGTATCTATAATATTACATTTTGGATTATGTAATATTACATCATCCTTACCATGTAATATTACATCTTTTGACTTGCGGTGCTTTGAAACATAAGAACTGGAATCATCACTTTTGAATTGCCGGTCATTCCAGTTAGTAATACTGTAAGCACCATCTTGTAGTGTAAGCATGTCAAGCCCCATGAAGAGATCAAACAAGTCTTCAATCCTTGACCTATCCATGCCGGTAATATGCTCAAAATCATCTAATTCAAAAGGCACTGTTTCTGATACCAGTAACACGCCCCTTACTGGCGAATCGCTTGATAGTGATAGCAGGATAACCCACACGCCTACCACTTCAGCCTTTGTGAATTGAGTCATCCTACAAATCCGCTCAATCTTCTTATCGTTGATAAGTTCGCTGTAAAGTCTGAACCAGGGCATATTAGCCATTTAAAATTCTCCGAATAATAGTTGCTGTGTTTGTGGCTCATAAGATGAGTCATATCTTATATTGTCACCTTTTGGATATGGTCTAATTTCGTATTTAAAATTTTCTAATATTGTTGATCTATCACGCTTGTTTGCACAAACATAAAAATATCGATGTTTTTTACTGTCTTTCCTTTTGTAAAGTCTGTCACCATATTTTTGTTTTAGCAAATCCTCTTTACTATGATTACCAGTTCTGTTTTCATATCTTCCAACAGAATCTTCAATGCTTGTATGATGCATATGCTCAAGCCCTTTTACTGCCCAACCATACCCGCCAGAACCAAGCCCTGTATATATCCAGTTTGTAGCTTGATATATGTAACCATGATGTCCTTGCCCATCATCAGCATAGGAAACACATAAAGTTGGCTTTGGCAACAACTCTAAACACTGTGATACAAAATATGAAAGAGCATTTTTCTCAAGATTTTCATTAATTACTAAACGGTTTAGTTCTAACACTTTACAAATTCCATTTGCAGCATCTTGAAGTTGTGACGCCAATGGCGTTCCGAAAGTGCAAACCCCGTTCAATAACTTATCACTATATAATCCGTAAGCGTATGAAATTGGGGGGATTCTTTTAGCATAGTGCTTATTTAATAGCCAGTCATAAGTTTGTTCGCTCGGAATTGGAATAACTGAATACTTATCCTTTATAGCCATTAGAATAACCTCGCTTGTGCATCCATCTTGTATTCCTGCTTGGCGGCATAGTCCATAACCTTTATGGTGTCTTGCATATCAATCACCCTGGGCAGTAGGTTCGTGTTTCTAAACCTCAAATAATCATCCATACTGCGTGACATGTAATAACCTCCCCCTGCGCTGGCCTGTGACAATATCAAAATCCCATCCTTGCGCATAAGCCTGATTTCCTCTCGCACCCTTTCGGTGGAGAGGTGATAACCGTAAGCCCTGCACAGATCCGCAAGCTCAACGTTGCTGATTGGATTTTCAGAATTGCGGTGCTGTATGGCTTTGAGTATGATGTCTTTAGCTTCCATGATTGCATTTCACCCCATAAAACTTTTCTCGGTAGAGTAGCAATTCGCCTCGTGCAGATCGTAAGTTTAGCAACCTGTCTTTAGCATATTCATCATCATCAAAATTGACGTTGCTGAACACAAATCCAATCTCGTCTTTTAGCGCGTCTATCGCGACATCCAAGCTGGCCTGTGATATTAATTTGATTTCTGGCATTGATCACCTTTCTGCCGGTTACAAAGCCACCGGCGGGGCGTCTCATGGATTATTCAATCTCGCCGTTATTCTTGGCGGTGATCAGCACCTTGATTGCTTCTAACTTTTCAAGGTATTCAGCGCGCTTCTCAGGCGTCAGGTCATTATGTTTCAAAGCCCTGTTTATTCCGATTGGCATAACTGATAACTTATCAACTGTCAGCTTGCCGTATTCAATGCCTTCACTGTTCTTAATTGCAAAAGCCTTTTCTATCGTCATCGGTTCAACCTTAGCAGGCTCATCAAAACCAAAGCCTAATTCAGCATTTATCTGGGAGCGTGATTTCTCTTGCACTGGCTCAACGTCAATCACTTCTGATATAATTGGCTCTAAGGGCTTGCCGTCTTCGTCTGTTTCAACTCCCAGTTCTTCAGGCGTGTAGATTGCAGATCCGTTCATAACATCTGGGCAATACCAGCGAACGCCGTTGCTCATTGCGCGGGCAAACAGCATGTTTCGTGGGAACTTGTCCAGATTCTTTGTACCAGCCTTCTTGGCATCCGCTATGGTGAATTTTGACCTACCGCACTCCTGGCCGTTCTCAATGAAGGCGATCTCACAGACTTCATCGCTCATTTCCACCACGCGGTAGTTATACCGACCGCTTGCCTTGACCGCGGCGGCCATCATGTTTGCACCGAATGAAGGCTTGCCCTGGATGATATACACGCCGTTCATAGATGCAAACGGCCCGAACCCGATTTCCTGCCCTGCCAGTATTTTGACGATCCCCTGGCTAATGGCTTTCGTGTCTGCAAAGTAACCTGATGCAACCATGGCCTTTGCAGCTCGCTCCACCTCGTCATAAGTGGAAACAACTTGATTTCTAACTACTAACTCGTTCATTATTTCTCCTTGTAATTTTGATTATCGATTTCAACTATGATCAGCATAAAGATTGCTACTGCGCCAATAAGAATGTAAATAAAGGTGTTCATTACAGCGTATCCTTACTAAATGGGATATGCCGTTCAGCTTCAGGGTCGCCATCCCAGTGCTTCAATTCAAAAGCCAGTTGGTCTTCCCAGAGCTGGGTTTCCTCAACCGCGTACCATAAAGCGTAATAAGGCCAATCCTTGCCGGTGGTCTGTTTCCTAATGTCCTCTTCATACGCCTTGGCTTCACGTACTCGGTCTTCTAAATAAATAATGTGTTTGGGTTTTCTTACTTTGACTTCAGTTTCAACTGCCGTGTCCATTCCTAACTCCTTTCGTATTGTGTAGTGGTTAAATCTAATATGATTTTACAACATTCTGAAACAAAAGTCAAGAAACTCATATACCAATATTTTAATCAAAGACGCGATAAAACAGCCTTCTAAGAGCTTGAAATGTGCTTATGTATGATTTATCAATAAACTAACTAAACACGCTGAAATAGGCTTTATTTCAATCCAGAACGCCATTCCGTTAACCACTCATAAGGATAAACCTTAACTCCAGTTGTTATGTGTAAATAATAGCATTTTGGGTACATGACGGCTTAGTCATGCGTAAATAATGGCGTTTTTGGTACAAGTCAATAGACAGAAAACGTGAGTGTCCTAAATAAAAGTGTGATAAATGCACAAAGTTCGTATGAGTTTTGTGTATCATAATATACAAACAACGCCACTTTGTAGGATTTGTTTATCATAAAACAGACAAAGTGCTAAACAAAGTCCGAAAGGAGTTTATTAGTACATTACTGCACTCTGATTGCAGAATAACACAAACAGCCCTCATCTCTGAAGGCTGCCTGTGAGCCGAGCATTGGCGCATGCTACCAGTCGGCGGATCTCAAGAAGGTGCGCATTGTCAAGAGGCGTCTCGGATTCAATATATTTATTTTACCACATGATCTTGTGGATTTAGCCTGCCGAAGCAGTGACTAACATAATCCAGATTATTATAATCGTGATTATGCTATGTAGCGATGTTATTCAGCACTCTGAAATTGTTCTTGGTGCTGTAGTATTTCGCACTTCCTATCTCAACATACCCCTGCACCTGGTAAGTGCCTGGCGTAGAAAAGTTGCCGCTCGCGCCAGTGTAATATATTTTGCCATCACTGCCATCGGTGGTAAAAGAAGCCGTGCCAGTAATGACCGTGCCGTCCGGCTTTTTGATGTAGATAGTTTTGGTTGTGGCGGCACTCACATTTACGGCGGTAGTGCCGTCATCTTCATAGATGGTAAGGGTGATAACAGTCCCTACATCCCCAACGTGAATAATATCTGCATTAGTTGTCATAGGTCTTGTAACTCCTCATAAGTAAAGTCAAGCGTGCGGTTCAGGATAGGCGAAAAGTCAAGCGTGCGGTTCATGGTTGCATCAAAGTCAAGCGTGCGGTTCAGGATCACGTCCAGATCATAGTATTCTGCGAAGCCAAAAGAAACTGTGGATATTACTCCCCAGTAATACGTTCCCCAATAGCTGTTGCCCCAGTATGAGCTTGTCTGAATATAATCAGCCATATTACACCGTTATCGTCAAATCGCTTCTGTTTCCATTTGCATCCACCGTTGCCACGATCACATCGCTTGCATCATTGATACCCCTGAAGGTCAAGGTCGTAGTTCCACCGCCTGATAACTTTCCAGCCAAAGCAGATGCAAAGACTGTCAGCAATTGCCTCATGGTGTAAGTGCCAACCACTACTTCGTCAAGGATAGCGTCCACTGCCCCAGCAGTCAGCACCACCCCATCCGTGCCTGTATCTTCAAGGATAGAAGCTGTTTCTGCGCCGAAGTACTTCAGCACGTCAATCGTATCCCCATTCCAGCGATTGCTGTCTACATAATAACTTGATACCCCGACCTCTTTGCCACTATACTTCTCGGCAGTCTGGTGGATAAGCCAGCCCGTAACGCCAGTCGGAAGGGTCGGGGGGGATGTGGCTTCAGGCGTAAATAGCGGATAAGGCAGAGCATATTTATACTGTGCTAACCACCAGTCCGCATCATCTATGCCACCCACATCAAGGTATTGATTTACCCATGACGCCCTGCTATACAAGATAGGATACATACCCGTTCTGGAACGGATAATGTTCATACAATCCCTTGTGGTGCTGGTTATCTTTGACTTTGTATTGCCACCTGCCACCTCTAAGTCAAGGACTAAGCGGTCATGTTTCCAGTCGCCATCCACTATCTTGAAGAGGTTATCCATCTGCTTCGTGGCATCTTCACCAAAGTAGATAACGTGATAAGCCATCCTGCACATACCCTTAGCCCCTGTCCAGTTATGAGTAAACCAGGGGTCGGTATATCCCCAACTCACACCGCTTCTTATAGCGATGAAGTTGCAGGATGCCTTGACTTGCGCCCAATCAGGCGTCTTATTATCTTTAATGTTCCAACGTGAAATGTCAATTCCAAATGCGTTCATAACCAGTAACCCCAGATTTCAAGCTTGACGTCAAAAGTTTCAGTACCACTCGCCACTATTTGATAATAGACATCCCCATTAGCATCGCAAGGAACAATCCCCTGCACATGCCTGTAGGTATCGTTAGCTTGATCGTATGGCTTGTTCACCAATGCCCAGGAATTTGCGGTGTCATTCGGCGAAAAGCCAATATAACAGTTAGATGATGAGCTTGCGCTGTCTTTTGCTCTGACATCAAGAAGCACTGCCTTGATTCCAGCAGGTGCACCGAATACGGCACTCAAATCAATCAGCGTCTTAGGTGTGGTGCTGTGACTATCCCCATCCCAGGCGGTAGAGGTGAGGGGTTTGGTAAGGAATGTCACGCCAGCCCCAAGGTTACTAACCGTGATATATTTTGTTTTGTCAGCGTCAAGCGCCTCGCTGGCATCAACGATCACCAGCATATCATCCTTTGCCGGCGTTGTAAGTGCCGCTAATTCCGATATTTTTACATTTGCCATATAATACTCCTAAGTTACTTCAATCCATTCGCCATTCTCAGTCTTCGCCACCGGTACAATTGGTTGGTAAAGATAGTAAGTTGTCAATATGTCTTGCAAGCCGCCCACAGTTTTGTGTTCTATCTTATTGATTCTGAAGTCATCGCTGATTCCAAAAGTGGGCAGGGAAAGCGTGACCTTATCTTCTAACTCGTGCCCAAATTGTTCTGCCCACCTGCCGCGCATCTGCACTACTGGATAAGGCCGCGCCTGTGATAAGTGATTCAATAAGGAATTGCCAATCAGGTCAATGCGATCTCTGTGGTCTTGACTGGTGGGCATGTCTTCAATATAGGCTTCATTTGTGCTTCCCTTCAAGGTTACAGATAGCCATTGCTGGTCAAGCGTAAAGCTTGAATCACGATATAAACCAGTTGATTCAAAAGTCCAGGTATTGTCTTGCAGTTCCATAGGCCCGCCGTACACGTCAAAGGTTGTGACATATACATCGGTAGAACTGGTATTGGTTGCTTGCATTGTTATATTTTTAAATCCAGGCTCAAATGATCGCTGAACGTATTGAGTCATATTAGCAGTGTCAGTAGATTCAGAAGCGTGCGCCTCTACGTCTATATCCCAAATATAAGTGCAAGTCAGGTCTCTAATATCCTCATATTCATAAGGTCTTGTAATGTTTGTTGTTTTCCCAGATTCGATTTTTACAGGTTTTGGCAAAGATGCGACAAGTCTCCTATAAGCGCCGTGCCAAATATTGTTTGACCCTTTTAACACTACTTCAGACCGCATATTTTCCCAAGGCATTGGCAGGTAAATATTATCCAGTAATATATCTTCGTCAAAAGTGGCAACAGCCGCATCGGTTGATTCAGACAAATAGCCGTAATCGAACTTGCCATCCGCTCTAATCCATGATCGCCCTAATGAAGAAAAGGTTATCATTTCGATTGCACTTTTAGCCGTTCCGTCCCACCACCAATCATTGGGCAGGTTAGAGTCGGTATCGCCAAGCGAATAATTAACTCCCCAGGGATATTTGTTCAATATTACCGCGCCATAACTTATTGTTTCAGAATTGAATACTATTCCGGTCACAAGTATCCTGTTAATCTCGCCTGTAATATCATAGATGGATGTCTGGAACGGAAACCTGTGAAAGTGCCAGTCTGCTAAGAAGCGCCAGCCGTCCTCAACAATCAAGTCCACCGTTTCATTATGCCCATTGACCCTGATGTCAACCAGCGTGCCTGTAAAGACATAATAGGTGTCGTGGCTGTCAACGCTATCATCAGCATCATAAATCACAACCTTGAAAGTCACATTGCGCCCTGGCATGATATGCCCATAAAGCGGGCCAGTCGTATTCCAAGGGTCATAGCGCCCATCATAGTTATCAAGCGTCAAGGTCAATTTGCCTATTTCGTAAGGGCTGAATCCGTTGCCAGAAGGCTGGTAGATTCTTGACCGCCCCCTGCTGCTCGACCACCTCAAAAGCCTGTCCGCTTCCGAGGCATCATACTCGCCGTCACCATTCCAATCAATCGCAAGCACATAATAAAGCACTTCTGTATTGACTTCAAAGGCAAGTATCGGATCACCGCCTTCGGTCGTTAGAACATCAGCATCTTCAGCGTTCAGAATGTAATCTATCAGCGCCATAATTAGCCCCTTATCGCCTGTTTTTGAATTGCATCCCTGATGTAAGGTGCAAGTTCATTTTCTACCCAAACCCTGTCTGCGAGGTTTATCGGCGTATTGATGACCACGTTGATCGTCTCAACCCCACCCCTGCCAGACCTAAGCGCGCTCTTTGCCTCATGGTTGCTCAATATCCTGCCGTCCTGTGAAGGCACAAAGATTTCAGGGCCGATCTCACCCACATAATACGCCTGCTTTCCGAACGCCCCAGCAGCCGCGTGAACAACACCGCCGGAAGCTGTCATGTTAGGATTCTTGCCGCCACCGCCACCTCCGCCACCACTAAGACCGCCAGCACCACCTCCGCCTAATCCTTGTTCTGGTACGCCAATCTGGCTATAGATAACCTGCACCTGTGCCGTGTACATGCGCTCTAAGCCTAAAAGCTGATTCTGTAAAGAATCAATATTCTCTTCGGCGATCTTATAAGAATTCTGCAAGGGCAGGAAGTAGTCATTAAACTTTTCAGCTTCGGTCAGGAATGAATCAGGGTCATTCAGAAGCCGTTCTAACAGCTCTGGCATTTCCATTTCCATCATGAAGTCAACGGCATACTGCGTGCCAGCAAACTCGTCAATCAGTTGCAAGCGCTCCAGCATATCATCGCCTTTAAGCCCTGCATCTTTAAGCCCCTGAACCAGATCACCAGCCACGCCGTTCTTGAAGTCAGTCGCCGCCTTGCCTAAATTCTCATAAGCCTTAGCAAGGTCATTTTCAAGAATACCCCTTTGCTTCTCATATTCCGCAGACAAAGTCTGCAAGGCCGACAGGGCAACTTTGGTGGACGCTTCAGAAGCGCCCATTGCACTTGATATGCCTGCACCTGCGTCAGCGGCGGCCTTTTCAGTGTTGTAAAGTTCTTCTGTCATCATGCCAAGATCAATTCCAGCCGCTTTCATGCCGGCCACAAATTCATCCCAGCTTTCAGTTCCGTTGAACAGCGACATAACTAAATTATCTTGTTCTTGCGCAGTCAAAGGCAACAGTGCTGTTAATATCTCTAATGCCCTCGTGCCTTCTTCAAGCAAAGTTACATCATCAAAGAAATAGAAGCGTTTGCTCATACCAGACATCTCAAATATTTCTTTTTCTGTATAGCCTAATTCTTTCAGCTTTTCTGTTACATCATTTATTTGAGATGTTATTTGTGCAGCCTGTATTCCAGTGTTTAGGGTATCAAAGAACTCTGTTATTAGTGGAATGGCGTTCTTAGCCAACTCGTCTGATATGTAGACCTTTATACTGTCGCCTAAATCTTTTACAGACGCGTCCATTTTCTGGAACGTGCCCATAGTTGTATCAGCCGCGTCACCAACCTTAGTAATCTGCTCTTCAGCCTGTTGTAGAAAGGCTTCTTTGAAAGCCTCATCCGCGCTCATGCCAGCATCTTCAAGCGCCTTCACCTTTTCTTTGAAGCCGTCAACGCTAACACCCAGAGCATCAAAGCGCTTGGTAGTCTGGTTAGTCAGCGTCAAGACAAGCTGGTTCATATTCATACCCAGCGCGCCGGCAACTCTTGTCAATCTAACAACTTCATCATGGGACTTGGCCAGTCCAAGCGCCATAAAGTCGCCAGCTCCAGCCATAAGTTCCATTTCAGAGCGCGTGCCTTTAGTGACTGCTTTTAAATCACTAAGTAAAGAATCACTCGAAGTTCCAACGGTTTCTGCAAGGCGTTCAAATTTTTGACCTGCATAATCAAGAGCAGCACCTTCCTCGCCAAACTCGATTGCCTTTTTGAATACTGCCACAGCGCCACCAATAGCCGCAAGGTAAGGCACTGCGCCCATCTTCAAGGCTTTGAACTGGTCAAGCAAGCCACCAACGGACTTACCGCCTTCAGTGCCGGTATCTTTAGTGGCCTTCTTCAGCGATTCAAGTTCTTTCTTGACCTGATTAAGTTCTTTAGAAGCCTTGTTCTGCGCCTCAATAAGTATTTTTATGCTGTTATCTGCCATGCTTTTTGTCCTTGTTCTGTGCGCTTACGCGTGCATCTCTGTCAACCAGCCAGCGCTGCCACCATTCCTGATTCACGCGCTCTTCAATTTCCATAGCCCTTAGCGGATCGTAACTCGCCGCTTCCAGTATCAGCGCCCACTCTGGAGGGAAGCCAACCCCCTTTTGATAATAGGATTTTAGCTTCCCTCGTTCGTAGGGTTTACCGCGTTCAGCTTGCCAGTCAATAGCGCAAACAGGTCGTTTATCTGTTCCTGCGTGGCATCCATCAAAGCCTCATAAACGGCTTGCGGATCTTCAGGCTCTTTGACGAACTGACTAAGAAACTTGACCATCAGGTCAAATTTAGCCAGCTCGCCCAAGCCCTCTTGCTTCACAGCATCCTGGTATTCTGCTAACTGCCTTGACCGGCGCAAGAAGCCAGGCGTCTTGGCATCAGGCAATTCAAAAACTATTTCAGTCATGTAATCCCTTTCGCCTATGGCAGCACGCCGTCAGCATCGTCATTATGAACTGTGATGTAGCACATCTTTCCAGTTGTGGAATTGTAGCGCCCTCGGAAAGTTCCCACCACAATGTCGTTCCCATCACGCTCGCCGATCTTCTCAAAGTTATCCCACTTGCCAGCAATCTGGATTGTCAGGTAACTTGTAGCGGCCGTAGTGCCTTCAAACTTCAAGGTGATCACCCTGGCAGTACCAGCACGCCAGGCAGCGATTTCAGCAACCGCGCTTGCGTTGTATTCCATGGTGACTGTCAGCGTTACTTCAGGGGTGGTCGGCTTGATAAAACTGAAATACAGCGAACCATCGGCGGTATAGACTTCCTGCCAGCCTGTATTGATACTCACATCTGCGCCAATCAAGGTATTAGAAACCTGCGTTGGTACGGCAATCGGCATGGCTGCCACCGCGTCAATATAGAACTTGCCCTTGCTGAACAGGATTTCCTCAACTGTCGGTATGGTTACAGAAGCGCCCCACTCGTCAGTCGTAACCTGTCGGCCAATGATCTCGGCGCTCATCATCAAAGCACCGCCAGCCTCACCGCTCAAATTGATAGACTTGGCAAAGCCAAACGCAAAGCCCTCAACGTTGATATTATCCCCGCCAACAAAGGTGTAGGTATAAAGGTCGGTTGATTCGGTCATGTCGCTGGTAGCGCAAGGCATGTCATAGACGAACGCCGCGCCGTTGGCGTCAGTGCTGGCAGCCGCGTGTTTAATGCCCATCTCGAACAGGTAGGGCAGCTGCTGGTAAGTGGCTTCAGTCGCGTCCAAAGACAACTGCGCCTCATACCTTGTGAAATAACTCCGGTCTGTGCCGGTTAATATCCCGATGTCTTCAGTCGGGAAAACTTGCTCGCGGTTATCCTGAATTGTGCCAGTACCGCGCCAGGTGGTTGTTGGGTTAACCGCAGTTCCCTGTGTTGATTCCAAACCCATCTGAATTTTACGTGCTGCTTTTATGCCTGTGGCCATAAATCCTCCTCAATATTTTCCGCCAGCTTTTTCTTAGCCTTTGGTTTATTTTCTACATACAAACCTGATGCAATAAGCCAATCTGCGCCACCGCACATTTCAACTTGCTTTGCAGTCAGATCACAAGTCGGCACGCCTACAATAAACGCGCCATTTCCGATATACTTTAGACGTGAAGCCATAAGTCCTCCAGTTCTTTGTCTAATACATTCCCAATATGCAAGGTCGTCCGTTTTATAGTCGTCAACCTCAATAAATTAGCTCTGTCAATCGCCTGTTCAAACGGTCGCTCATCTGGCATAGCAAGCCTGGTATATTCCACCAGGGGAGCAATCCTGCCAGCGTACCCTATCCATTGACAATGATGCCCAGTTGCATAAGCCTTTACGCCTCGCCAGTAAATACGCGCATCCTTTACATCTTTAGCGAAGTCATCATGCCAAGCAATATCCCTGCCAATACTTCTGCAAAAGTCGTGATCTTCCTGCTCGGATATAAACCTGCCAAACTCCAGGCTCTTTTCTTTAGCAGCCCATTTCAAGGTAAAGGTATTGTGGAATTTGAATTGCGTTCTAACAGGCCAACCGCTAACCGTCCCCACGTTTGGAAAGTGTTCTAACAGTTCCATGTGCGCCTTCAGCCAGTTAGGGTAAAAGAACATATCATCGTCACTCACCCCAACAATCGTTTCAGGTGGCAGCATCCGTACAATAGAAGCTCTTGCAATCGATTTCCCAACATTAGGCGATAAGATCAGATAATCAGGCTGGTATTCATACTTTAGCCATTGTGTAAATGAAGGATATGAGCCATTATCCCAAACCAGTATTTGACAATCCATGCCAGCGTTTCTACGCATCATTTCAAGGCAACATTTCACAACCTTCAGACGTTCTTTGTGATAACCGCCAGCAACTGGTAAGTGGGTGATAGCAGATATAACGATCTTGCCATAACCTGCAACCTTCGCGGTCGTGTTTGGATTAGTGCCAGTTCTCACGCAACACCTCTAATCTTTCTTGATTCAACTCGACATAATTCCTGGTTACGATGCTCCAGGCTGTCATTCCTGATAGGGTATAGGCCAACGCTTTCAGGCAGGTAGTAGAAGCCCACCCCACCATTAGCCAGCCTGCGTGCCCACTCGTAATCAGAAGCCACGATGTAACCCTCGTTGAAATAGCCATAATGAATATGTAGAGTCCTGCGCCACATCGGGCACGACCCACAAAAGTAGCGTTCAGCTAATAAGCCTTTGATGTTCTCAACCTTTCCGCCCCTGCCAATCCTGCCGTGATCAAAGCGCCTTTCAGTTATACCCTTGATGGTCAGGTGCTGATCGCTGAACACATAGCCCACATCCGCATTATTATCAAGCACATCTGATAACATTTTGACCCCGCCTTCAAAGAAGCGGTCATCGCTGTTAGATATGACCAGGTAGTCACCGCCAGCGTGTATGATGCCGAAGTTCCACGCCTCGCCAATGGTAGGGATATGTTCAGTCGTCAATACCAAAACTGGATATTTCAAGGCGATCTCATGTTCTCTGCTCCCTTCTAAACAGATAACCACCACTTCAGGTGCAGGCTCTTGCGCAAGCAAGTTCTCAATCCTGCCCTGTAGAAATGGCTCTGCGTAATAAGCAGAAACAAGCGCACTAACTTTCACCTTGTGAACATCCTCAATATGTTGAATCTGGAATTAGGCGGCCAGTTCTCTGTGCTGTAAGTAAATAATTGACGCCAGCCAAAGGCGGTGAATATCTTCTCATAATTACGCGGCCATTGCAGATTGCCGGTTATAAACTCATTCTCTATCGTCAATATGAAGGACTTTGCTTTGCTCGCAATCGTTTCAAACACCCCCTCGCTTTCAGGCGGCAAGTGCATCAATACCCCATGCGTATAGATGCAGTCCACTTCAGGAATGAGAGCATCTTCAATAGCAGAGCAAGTGAGGGATATTCCAGACAAATCAAACGTCTTTTTACCTAACTCAATTGCATCTTGGTTTATCTCTATACCTGCCAGATTAGTAAAACCAGCCTTTTTCAAGCCGGCCAGGTTACGCCCACTGCCACAGCCTAACTCCAAAATACTGGCATGTTTGGGCAGTATCTTTTCAAGTTCGTCAACGAGATCAAACAGGCTTGCGCTGATAACTTCGCATAAAACTCAGGCTCGTACCAGTCAAAGCGATGCTGCTTATCTATCGCGTCAGGATAAGGCCTCCGCCAAAAGTCTTTTATGTCAATTCCTACGCCATTCATACAATCCCTCCAGGTTTCTGTGGTGCTGAAGCATTACGCCATTTTCTAAAGCGTCTAAATCATCGCGCATTGCGTTCAATTTGTAATCAAGTCCTATGAAGTCGTGATACCCCCTGACAGCAGGCTTGATAATCCCCTCGTGCTGTGAATAGCAGTAATTCCAGGTTGGGTCAAGCGGTGGAATACCCATTTGCGCTGTGATGATGTTGAATGCGTTTTGCGACCCAAACTGACTGCCCTGCCTGCCTATCGCCTGCGCTTCCCACGCCTTGATAAAGCGGCGCGTAATCTCGCAATTCCTGATATAAGTTATGCCAATGTTCACGTGCTTGACACGCATCGCATCAAACCTCACTCCCCTAATATCTATGCAGGCTTCCCTTAGATCACGTTCCAAATCCCAGATAATGATGTCAATATCGGCGTTGATAACGAACTCATGCCCCTTGTCTAACGCGCCCTTGATTATGTCAATATCCCTGTAACACTTCTGACCGGTAGTGATACCGCTTGCAGTCAGGTCATTAGGCAAGTAATCCATGTCATGCTTTTTGGCATAGAAGGCGTGCCTATCCCTGGTCAAGTCAATCATCTGCCTGTAATCAGGCGTGAACCAGCTTTGAATCAGAATTGCATCTTGCACAATGCCCCCTTCATCTTGTCAAGGTTCATGGTCATATCTATAACAGGCTTTCCGTCTGTTTCAATGGTGGGTTTTGTCAAGCGTGCAAGGTGTAACATAGACTTCGGGTCAGTGCCAATATTGAATACACCGCTCGCATCTGCCTTTATTAGCTGAACTATCAGATTGACGATCCTATCCACATAATCAAAGTTGCCAACCCTGTCACTCACCGCATCATACGGAAATGGCTTGCCCTTCAAAGCCATGCGCACCATGAGGTAGTGATTGGCCCTTGCCTGGACATAACCATCCGCTAATAGCTTGCTGTAGGCATACCAGTTTTCAGCATGAACAGGAACATCCGTTTCTTTAGCGTAAGGCTTTCTCCCTCGATAAACGCAGTCAGAACTCATGTGAACAAACTTTACTTTGTTTATATTGCACCAGTCCACCAGGTCAATAACTGCCTGCCAGTTAGCAACCCAGTTCATATCGCGGTTGAAATAATCCTTCACATAACCGATGCAGTTGATAATGGTATCGTGCCCGCGCAAGTAAGCATCATAAAGGTCGGTGTATCTAACATCAAAGCCATGGGAAGCGCGTGCTATGCAATCCCAGCCTGTCTGCCGTTGCAACTCACTGCCAACTAAACCGTCCCCAAGTATTAGATATTCCATTTATGCCAGTCTTCTTTCGGGAACACGTTCAAAGCCGTCCCTGGCGTAACGTTGATAATCTGCCTGCCAGCTTGCTCAAACACAGACTTCGCCTTCGTGTAATAACGTTCCACCTCGTAGGTCATGTTAGGCAAGGTTACATTCGTGGTGAGTTCCCGGTCGTAATAAGCGTTCGTGAAGTGATCACCCCTGCCCCTGCTCCAATGGTCAACCCCCACCAGTAGCACCGTTTCCCAGCCAAGATAATAAGCCAACTGTAAATTGACGTAAGTGACAGACCAGCCCTCGCAAGCCTTCGTCTGAAATAGATTCTTACTGAATCCATCCTTGCCAGTTTCAATGCGGAGAACGTTTTTGGGACTAAAGCGATTGAATACCCTTCTACCCAGTATCTTTATACAGGGCATAGCGGCCAGTCTTGCCTCAAAATCCGCCATCAAGCCAATAGGGTCAATCGCTGTGTAGTAGGTAGGGGTGAATCCTTTCAGCAGGTAAATCGCGTTGGACCCAATGCTGGGATATTTATTCAGGAAGTCAAGCGGTACATCTCTCAGGCTCGGGCCGTTGCCAATCACTAAGCCGATGTTCATTGCAACTCCACCGGCACGTTACCCATAAGAGATTCGCTCATAAGTTTCAGCGCTTCTTCACCACCGGCTGCCACGCCTAACTGGTCTAACATGCCCATCCACTGCTTATTTTCCAGACTTATTCCACTCGCCATGCCAACCTGCGTTGTTATCTGTGCGTAACCGTCCAGTAATTTCTTCATATCGTTACTGACATTTCTGCGCTCATGCCGGTTAGTGCATTCTCGCAAGTGTGTCAAACAGGCGTTCATGTGCTTGGCTATATCATAGGCTTTCACCATAACAAACTGGTAATTGCGCTGTGCGTTGATATGCCCGCCCTCGAACTCCTGCCTGACGATTATGTAGTTGCCAGTTTCTGCTTCTTGCTGGATGCATTTTCTAAGATAGGACTCATCCATCTGAATAGACCCATCAGCCATGCCAAAGTTAAAGGCCATTTGTCCGAATGTCTGTATCTGCTTTTCAATGTCAGGAAGTCCTGCGTTGTAATCTTTTTCAAACTTTTCAAGCGCAGTATAGACAACCGCCTTTGCATCCTCAAACTTTGCCTTGAACCTGACAGCAATCCCTTTCAGTTCTTCGATGCGTTTCTCAAACACATCCTTGTCAATGCGCGAAGATCCGTCATAACCATACAAGGGCGCGTTCAGAATTGAATCGCTGTGAAAATCGATCTCAATACCCCTGCCAATTGCAATACCAATCCAGAAGGCAACACCTATTCTTTGGTGGCCGTATTCTGTATTTGTTTCCATCTCAACGCCGTATATTTCAATGCGCTTGTATTTCAGATAGACAGCCATCGCCAGGGCGTAGGCAACAGAAGACGTAATATAAGGGATAGGTTTATAATCCCCGAACAAATCCGCTATGATTTCATTAAGCGGAAACTTGATAGAAGCCGGCACGTCTTCGTACTTTTCCTGCATATAAACAGGAATGTCAGTATTTTGTAACCACTCATAATGCTTCGGGTCATTCCTGTTAGTGGATGACCGCCAGATAGTAGGGTCGTGCATTTGAAACACCGCATCAGCTCGCTTGCACCAGGTTGACTTTGCGGACTCATTGAACACCCACACATCAACATCTGTGCGGCCAAAGTCAAAGCGATCTCTTGTGCGCGGATGTGATCCGATAATAGCAACAGTATCTTTCAAAATCTACCTTCTTTCAAAGGGCAATCAGGATGACGCTCCTTTTTGTAGTCGTCAATGGCAACATGGGAAAAGAACTCTTTTTCCATCAATGGACAGCGATAAACAAATTCATCGTTGTACCGAAAATCGCACTGCCAGCAAGATTCCGGCAGTTCGTCAACCACAATAGAAACTAATTTCATGTAATCGGGCTTTCCCGGTATTTGACCGGCACTGTAAAACTGATCATCTGCGTTGGGATAGTGTTCCACTGAACAGGCGAAACCTCGAAGCTGACAGGGAAAACTATCGTTTCAACTGTCGCGCCGAGCGTAGGATCACCAGCCAACCTTTCAAGAAATTCAGGGATGATCAGGTTTATCTGCGTATATGCGGACTTCATGCTCACTCTGCTGACATGGAAGTCTACTTTCAGATTGACCAACATCCGGCAGGTTGTAGATTCATCCGCCTGCCCTGTGCCGTTCGCAACATGCGCAATGGCCAGCGGCAGCACAGTGGCGTCTTCAGTGGGATAGGAAGGCGCGCCCCTGACAGTAATAGTGGCAAGCGCAAGCGCATGCGCCTGTAATTTCACAATGGCATTATCAAGAACGCTCATCACATCACCGCGTTGAATATCTTGTATGGTTTTAGTATCTCTTTCACATCAGGATCAAGACTCTGCGTATAAAGCATTTCACCAATAGCAGCATTGACTGACGTATCTTGCCAACTCTGTTTTGCGCGCATAAACCAGCGCATCGCGGTGATCTTGCAGGCCTGCTGGATATCCGCAGGTGGATAACTGGAATAACCAAATACGCCGGTAACCTTCACACCCTTGCGTGTCGTGCCCCAGTTGCCTTTACTCCCGTTATCAATTACAAGGGATTGAATAGGCGCACCAATCGCGCTGTAGTTATAAGGGCTGACATAGAAGTCTGTATTTTCAGTCCATGCGGTATATGATGTTGAAGCCCTTCCGCCAGATTCACTCACATAAACAGAAGTAAGGCTGACAAGCGGGTCAATGTAGATTTCTTCTTCACCATTGCCGTCAAAATAGCGCGTCTGGTCATCGGTGGTCGGATAAAAGTAATTAGCCCATCCGCCCACTTCCTTGTCAATCAGGCGGCTTGCACCAGTAATCATTCCCTGTAACACGCCGTCATAATCGTATGAAGTGGAAGAAAATAACTCGCTGTCGGGCATGTCTGTTTTGACTGCCGCAACATTTGTATAATCTGCCATAGTTAATTCCTTTATGGGGTGGGCTGTATTTCAAGCCCACCCCCTAATAAAAAATGTTATGAACTGGTCAAGTTAGCGTTCTGCGGATAACGCGGCTCAATGAAGGCCGCAACCGAGATTGCACCACTTGTTATCGTGGTGGTTGCCAGGTCAAGGTAAACGTAGAGAGCATCTGAATCCAAAGCTGGAATCGATGCGGGATCAACGTCAATCAACATGGCCCTATTAGCCTGTTTATCAGTTGTAGCCTCAAGGCTCACACCTGCGGTAGTACCAGCGGTGATAGCGCCCCAGGCGTCAGTTCCTAACTCTGAACTCAGGCGATACTTGAACGGAATCGCCGTATCATTGGCGTTAGTTGTATTGCCGGTTGCAGATACAACGGTTACCAGGATGGCATCGTCCGAGTCAGTCAACAATGCACCAGTCTGAAGCAGGAAAGTCACCCATTGTGCATTTTTCAATGCCACAAAGACGCTTTCTTTAGCTTCTGTGGTTTCGATCGGCGAGTAAGCCGGAACGATTTGATACTTTTCAGTAAAGCGAACACCCATAGTTACACCTCCTATGCGGTTGTGGCGGCTAAGGCCACGAATGGTGAAACAGTTGCGGTTCCGTCATACGCGGTAATGGGAGAAGCGTTCAAAGGCTCGCCATCAACACGATACACGAACCTAAAGGCCGTCTCGTCATAATCGAACTTGATATGAATACTGGACGCAGCCTCAACCCCGCCTTTCACGATCATGGCGTAGTTTGAAGGACTGATCAGCATTACATCACCAGCCGTGCCAAGGTAGGGGTTGTATTCGGTTTCAATAACAGGCCGTCCGAAGATAGACCCGTACTGCGCACCGGACATTCCACCTGGCGGCATATAAACCGGCATATCGCCAACAGTCATTGCATAAAGCTGTGGCATGACCGAAGCGTTGACAAGCCAGATGTAATCATTTGCGCCTAAATAGCGCCGTGACCACATGCGGCTGATGTCCTCATCGGCAACCAGGTTAGCGGTTGTGCGCACCTGTGATACCAACCCAGGCGATTGCAGAATGCCCAAAGGCTTTCCCCCGCCGTCACCATTGACAATCGCGGCTTCCACTTTGAAGCGCAATTCATCAGGCACGTTTGATACGATCCAGCTTTCCAGAGCAGAAGCATCTGCAAGCAGTTCATCGGTCGCATAGACTAACGCAGCAACCTTTTTCAGCTTCAGATCGATCTGGCGGAACTTAGGCTTTGATGCTGTTTTCTGTGCAGCTTCAGCAAGCCAGTAACCTTGCACGCCGCCAAGACGTGAACCATCGGCGCGTGAAGTTTCGTCCACAGCATTGATGGTCAGGGCATTGCCAGATACGCGGATAGGATTGAACAGGCTCAACAGCCGCCCAACGCCCCACATATTGGTATGAATGCCGGATGCGATGTCAGTAGGCACTAAGAAGCCACCCTCTGAAGGGACTGCCTCATTTGCACCAGTAGCCTTGTAAGGGCGCAAGCGCGGATCTTCGTAGTGGTTCAGTTCAGCGTTCTTGACTGCCATAAAGAAGTCTTTTGCGCTAAAAGGCTGATCTGCCTCGTCCACAGTAACCGCCACTGGCGCTTTCACCTTAGGCTGTGATTCCTCATATTTCTTCAACGCCTGGGTTATGGCGTCTTCTACCACCGCGCCGATGTCAATAGGTTCAGCAGTGGATTTTGTTTCTTCGCTCATGATTTCCTCCTCATGATTTTCCGGTTCAGGTTCTTCCTGCTCCGGTTGATAAATAGACTTGATAGATACGGCTGCGTTTCGCGGCTCGGCCGGCGTAGGCGTCAAAGACGCTTCAGCAATCGGCCAAGACTTGATTAGGTAGGATTTCCCCACCAGTTCCTTGTCCACCAGGTGACCAGCAGCACCGCTCGACCAGCCAAGCTTGCCAGCTTCAGCCAGTTTATAGATACTGCGTTCGTACTCGTCCCTCATTTCAAGCTGTGCTTCAAACCAAGCGCCAACGTCATCAAACTTGACCTTGCCGCGCCCGATTTTCTTGTGCTTGAAATGGGAGTCCATTCCGTGGTCATAATAGACAGGCAGCCTGCTCTCTGGTTCAACGCCAAGATCGCTGTCAGGCGTGAAGAAGTCGCCGGTCAAGTCAGGCGTTTCAGGGTTGCCCCATCGCACCAGATAACCGCCAACCTTCCCTTCGCCTAATGCTTTCACAGCATCACCATAGAAAATTAGGTTGTCTTCCATAAAACCTCCTTAAACCAATCAAAGCCAAAACTAAGCGATAACCGCTTTGTTTTGACTTCAGTACCCACTGACAGTCGGGTTTCTCGGCTGCACTACCCAGTGCCCACCGCGTCCCTTATTCAGTTGTCTGCTAACTAATAGCCGTGTTCATTTCCCCTTTTACAATCCCAGCAACTTGATGGCGTTCTTTGCGCCAATTTCAGCACGCCTCAATATTTCCTTCGTGCGCTCTTTCAGTACATCACCAACACGTTTCCAGCCAATCAATTTAGGCATGTTAGCCTGACTGTCATCGCTCATCAAGAAGTGTGCATAATCCACCTGGTTAGTAATAAATGATGACCTGCCATATCCAACAATTTCCCAGCCTCTTGACATGTTTTGTGTTCTGTTAGCCTTGCCTGGTGTGATAGTGCCTTCGCTTATTCTTGCCATAACATAGCGGCGCTGTTTTTCAGACTTCCAACCGCCATAAGCCGCCTGGTAGGTTACGTGCGTGTAAGGCGGATAAGCCCTAAGCGATCTAACCATGTAGGCGTTAGCCTCGTCAATAGCAGCATCAGCAACCACATCAGGCACTTTCGCAAGCGCTTCTGCAAGTCCTTCAGCACCCTGTATTTCAATGCCGATAAAATCAGACATTATTTCTGCTCTCTGGCCACTTCCATGGATTCCAAGTTACAGACCTTTCAACACAGTCAGGGCAGTGTTCAGCGGCGCCTAAGCGCCAATAGCAATCCACGCCTTCAGGCACTTTTACAATTTCCCATTCACACTGGCAATTTGTCAGGCATTGTGTTAACCCATCCCCAGGATATGCAGGAAGTGCAAAGCCAAGATCACGCGTGTATGCCTTCCATAATGCTTCATTAGCTGAATTTAGATACATATTAAGTCTTGCCGCTGCCTGCGCCGGCGATATTTCACCGCGCTCAATTTGTGCCATAAGGTTGTCAAGGTACTTATATTGTTCTTTCAGCATCGCGCCAATTCTGCCCCAATCGCGTGCTGATAGATTCTTGCGCCCACCTGCACCCATAGCGTAAAGGTCAATATAGGTGTCTTTTATAATTTCTCTGGTCTGCTTATGGTATTTTTGAAGGGTGAGCGAACCGTTATAATAAGAATCTGTTAATGACTCCAGCACGTTCTTCTGCTGGCTTATAAATTGACCGCGTAATTCATTCATACGCTCAATGCCAATAAAACGTCCTGACGCTGTTTCGCGGTATCGCTGCGCCTTATCGTCCCAAGTCCAAAGCGGTCTTTCAGGCATCCTCATCAACCTTTACATCAGCGTCTAACATGCCTTTATAATCAGGCATCAACTCATCCCACTTTGCCAAAGCCCTGTCAATATCTTCCTGCGTGATAGTCCAATCCTTTTCAGTTGACGGCTTCATCGGTGCGCCAGTCCAGGGTTTGAACTTCTGATACCATCCCTTTGGTTTTTTCTTTTTCATGAAAGCCCTTGCATCGCTAAATACAGTTTCAACACACTTTTCACAGTCTGCATAAGCCAACATGTCTTTTATCACATCTGCAATGGCATCAGGGATAATACGTTCAGAATAATCGCAAATTGCAGACTGGTCGCTGTTTATTCTCTTGACCGCCTCATTCTGCCACGCTTGCAGATCATCCTCAATTATAATCCATGCGGCCGTCCCTTGAAGATAAGGGATTATGTCTGGATAACTCTTCACAGACTCACGCAAGGCGTCAAGTATCAAATCCTTCACTTGCGCCCCTTCTGTGCCTGTTTCATAAGCCACTTGTCAATGTGCTCGTTCAGCAATTTTCCTACCCTGCCATGCTGCAGCCATAAAGCGGCCAACTCAATAATGATGATAATTAGAAGTAAGTTAGTCATTATGCCTCTATCCTTTCCACAGCCTTATTCAAGGCTTCTGCTAATTGTTTGATGGCGTCATCCTCTCTATGCCCCATTTCAAAGGCGTTCTCAATATCACGCTCATTTCGGCAGTTAGGCAGTCTATCCCTTATCTTAGATGCAACCTCTTCAGGCACGCTTTTACAGACAAAAGGAAAGTCCAGGCTCTTACCCTGTTTCAACTTTCGGAAGGCCAAATCCTGCCACAGTTCCAACTCCCTCAACTGGCTTATGGTTATGGTCGTGGATTGCCCTTCATCCGCTTCAAGTTCAGCAGATTTCATGTCGTCCGCCATTTCTCTTTGCGTTTCGGCATCGGGCTGTGGTTTAGGCGTATTCTGAACCTGCTGACGTTCTGCTGGTGGAATCCAGCCGTTATCTAATGTTTCAACCTCAATTCCAGGCGGCATGTCAAGCCCCAATATCTGCGCAGCCACGCTCGGCTTCATGCCAGAATTGATGTACATGCCATAAGCATAAGCGCGTGATTTCTCTTCATCCGTGCCAGTCAGGGTCATTTCAGGCCTGAACTCAAAGTAAAGACCAAGCGGCTCAAATATCTGCTCGTTTAGCGATGCAGCAATAATATGAGAATCAGGCACGATCTTATCCCTGAACCAAGTTGCATACTCAATCTTTGCTGTGGCGTAGTTAGCTGAATTAGCAAGCAGAAGCGATAAGGGCATCCCTGCCGCCATGGCAATATCAGCAAGCTTCTGATCGTGCAGTTCGGAACTGTTCAGGTTGTCAATCCCCTCGCCGATCACATTCACCGCCATAGTTTCAGCGCTGATCACCTTGCCAGTGTACTTGTACCAGCCGTGGATGATCTTATCCCACACGCTCTCAATCTTTTCGCGCTCCTCTTTCGTAGGCACGCCAGCCACAGATAACAACGCTGGCTTTATTCCACCGCGCTGGAAGAAGTTCTGGATGTAATAGTCTGCATAGAACAACACGCCGGCCGCAGCCATAAGGGCCTTGAACTCGGTATGCTTTGAAGGCAGTAACTCGGTGGTATGGTCAAGCTTGAAGATGTAAAAGATGCGGTTATCTTCAAGGCTGTAATAAGTTGTTTCATTGCCTAATTGACGCTTAAATCCCTTCAGCCCATCCCTATCTGCATCAGGCGTGATGGTGGTAGGCACGAGATAACGCAAGTTCGTAACCTTGCGCCGGTTAGCAAGCCCTTCCATGAAGGCATAAGCACTGTTGGTCATGAAGAGAGAGAGACGCCACAAGCGCAGTAACTCACGCGGATTCTTTAGAAACCCTAACTTGTTTTGCCAGTCATCTGAAGTGTCAAACTCCTGATCACCCTTGTAAATTGCAAAGGGCACGTTAGACAGAGCATCTGCGGTCAGGTTAGCACAGCGATAAACGGCCGCCACACGTGAATAAAGGTCTATATCTTTGCTCTCCGGTGCGCCTGTGATCCACTCCCATGCAGAATCGGGATATTGCGGAAGGTCGATGCTCTTGAAAGACTTTCCGTCCGTTATAAAATGTCTGATAATTTCTTCTGGCATATCCCTCCTACTCGTAGGAACTAAAGAACCATACATCGCCTGCAATAGCGCTCCAGGCAATAGCTAAACTCATAACCGTATCATCGTGCATTCCAGAAGGCGCACTGTAACTAAATCCACCTGACGGCGAACGCTTGCTCTCAAAACTCAATAATTCACCCACCAAAACAGGGTCGTTTATAATCCTTATCTCACCATGCTCAAACGCGGACTGCAAAGCCTGGATGATTGCCTGCTTCGTGGCACTCGTGGTCGTGAAGGGAATGATGCTCAATCCCTTGGCGTATAAGTGATCAATAACAGGTTGCCCGATGCTGTTAGCCTCAACCTTCATTGAGTCAAGATGCCAGCGTCTGTAAAGGGCTTCAAGCCTGTTCTCCAGCACGTTGTAATCCACTCGGTTGAAGCGGTCTAAATAGACCAACTCTTTGCTCTTGACGTCCATGATACTGACCACAGTGAAGTCAATCGAACTTGCCACGTCAACCCCTGCCACATACTGCTTATTGGCGTCAGGCTCTTGTGGCTCTAACACTGCCGCATCCTGCACCCTTCTGAACACGCTGCCTGAATCGTCAATGAACTCGGCTAAATATTCCTGTCTGAATATCATCTCTGGTAGATCACGCTTCGCCGCCTCAATTTCAGTTGGCTGTATAAAGGGATTGCTGATAGTTGGGAAAGTCCAGGACTGCCAGCCCTCTTCGCTATTGATGCCCTTCTGATACAGTTCCCAGAAGTGATTGCGCCCTTTCGGCGTGCTGATAAATAACGCCTTGCCCTGCCTGTCTGATAACGCCGGTCGGATTGCTTCCGTCCAGGCTTCTCGTTGCATAAACGCACACTCGTCCATGACCACAAAGTCCAGCCCCTCACCACGCAAACTATCAGGATTGTCAGCGCTCCGTACTGCCACAAATCCGCCGTTTGGCAGCGTGACCATCCTGTCAACCAGCCTGATCTCTGCATTCGGGATTTTGCGGGCAATTTGCCGCAATGGTCGCCAACCTACCTCACTCGTCTTGTACGAAGGTGACACCCACCAAGCCCGACCGCCTTGCGCTGCCGCGTCCAAGCATTCGTTCACGCCTAACCGCGTCTTGCCCCAACGCCTGCCAGCCGACAGGACTTTGAACCGCGCTTGCGAGTTATGCACCTCAAGTTGCCCTGGATGCGGCTTTGCGTTAATCCTGGTTGCTGTCAATGCCATCCCAATCTACAACGATTGCGCCGCCGTTCGCCCCCGTGACTTCCTGCCGCTCAACGTAACCGCGTGACTTGCCGAGTGTTTTTAACACCATAGCCACCGCCCAGGGTTCGCCGTTCATAACAGCCGCCCGTAGCTTTTGCTCTGAGATGTCTATCAACTCGCCTCGCGCGTTATCGCAAGCCTCACGAATTGCCACGCTCGATTTCATTCGGTTATATATAGTTTGTGGAGTACAGCCAAGTTTTCTCGCAGCCAAATATACCATCCCGTTCAGAGATGATAATGCCTCGATAATACTTTTAGTGCTGTACTTGACTGCCATCTAACTCTCTAATCTATCAATTCTGGTGTAAGAGGTTTGTCGGGAATTACATAAATAAGCGGAATACTTATTACTGTAATCACAGCCTTCAACAGAATTTGACCTAACATCACTGAAATCAAAGCTGATAACGGCATTGTTCCTGCAAACGCAACCGAGACAAATATTAGTGAGTCAATTGGTAAACTGACCGCGTTTGATCCGAGTACACGCTTCCAGGGCGCTAAGTGCTTGATGCGGTGATAGATTTCCGTGTCAATCAATTCGCTAATCATCTCAGCCAGAATTGACGCACCAACAACACGCGGCACAACTCCGAGAATCAGATTGTAGGCTTCCTGATTTCCCCAAAACGGCGCTGGTTTCAACCACACTGTAAACATGAAATATGCCGCCATCAGCACATTCACAACTCCAGCAGTCAAGACCATAAAGACCGCTTGCTGCTTGCCAAGTTGCTTGTGAACCACATCTCTCAATGTGAATGTCAAAGCATAAATAAAAACTGCAGCCGGAACATAAATGCCGAATAGGTCGACCATTTTTGAAGCGGTCACATCCGCAATAATCTGGCAAAGCAAATAGCCTGCGGTCAATACGATTACTAAATTGGTTTTTTTCATGGTTTCCTCATATCTAATTAGATTTTTGTTTTAATTTCTGCATTGCCAATCCTATATCCCCCCCCCCGTTAGGGATAGTATTGTCTGCAAGATACAAATTTAAGCCGTCAATTGCTTCAGTGGCTGAAGCAATTGACATATTTTTTGCGGGTTTTTGTTCTGTTGAGCCACCGGTTACGGCTCCATAAACTTTCAAGCCTTTGTCAGCGTCGCCATAATTGATACCATTTGAAGTATCCGATAGGTGTAGACGCAGGTCTGCGTCTACACTGCCAGCAACCGCTTCGCCATAACGCGCAGGGTTCGCGTCTGCAATGTGAACCCGTAGGTCTACGGGTTCACTATTACGTTTCGGTATATGAATTTCACCCCACCGTTCTCTGAGCCATTGTTCAGCCTTCATGTAAGACAATGCACTCACAGCACAGATTTTCGCTCTGTCATTCCTGGAGCGGTCAACGAAATCCAACGGGTCAAATCCAAGACTGCGAAACAATCTCGAAGCCTTGCCACACGAAGTAGGATCGCCGAGTTTCGCAGTGACAAACTTGCCCTTATTTTCGTCAAATAACGGAACTCGCCCAAACCTGAATCCAGCACCCCAGCTTGAACTGTCCACACTATACCAGGGTAAGTTTTTTATCACTTCCCAAGACGTAGCACCGAACCCGTGAAATACAGACTTATCGCCAGCCAGTTTGAACGCCTTAATAATCCAGGGCATTATCTTTTTTGTATAACGCATGTATGGAACCATGCCACCTAAAGCAATGTAAGGATATTGTTCTATGTAACTTTCAAGTTGCGTCCAATCTTCGTTGACGTGAAACACCGGAATTGGCTCAACTCCCAGATCCTCTAATCGGTGCTGATTGTCGAGCGTTGCACCTGCATTACCAATCACATCCAAATTCGCGTAAGTATTGAATAGGTGTTTGTAGCGTTTTATCCAAGCAGCATACTCATTCACGTCAATTTGAGCACCCTGTGTCATTGCCGAAAATCCACCGCTGTCTGCAAACACATCCGGATAAGGTGGAGTGAAATACTTCTCGAATAGAGCATCAAGTTCGGTATCCTTGTAATACCAGTAGGATAAAAGAATGCGCAACTTCATACCGTTAGGATCTGCTCCCCCCCGATTGAGATTATGTATTTCAATTAACCCTCTATCCTCAGCAACTAAATTTCCATTTGCCATCGCATTACATGGAACAAGATACAAGCGCATCAAACTTTTCCGCTTCATCATCGCCAGGCAGTGAATCCATAATCGCTTCGTACTTTGCCATTGTTTCCGGTGATACCTGAACCCGAATTACCGGCCAGAAATCCCTCTCGCTTGTTTCGCCATATTTATCGCCAAGTTCGTCAAGCGATGGCAAGTCAAACATTCCATTGTGTTCTGCAATCTCAGCCATCATCTTTTGCACGTTCTCATTGTCCGAATTAATCTCTTGAAACAACTCATCCAACTTCTGTTTATCCGTTGCCGCCATTGCGCCGATAGGGTCAAGCGTCGCCAGCACCAACGCTTCCTCGTCCTCGCTCAAATCCACATACTTGACCGGAATTGTCTTCGCGCCCTCACGCGCCGCAAGTTGACAACGCAGATGCCCGTCTACCAAGTGACCAGTGCGCTTGTTGACAATGACTTCTTGCACCCAGCCGACCTCTTCCAGCACGCCTTTCAGCGCGTCCTGTTGGCTTAACGGGTGAATCCGCCAGTTGCGCGGATTGAATAAAATAGAATCTAAAGGCTCTTCACCCGATCCGATTATTCTGTTTTTTATCTCTGCCAAATAACCCTCGTCTTCTCGCACCGCCTGTACGTCCACAAACACTCACGCCCACCGATGAAGTCAGTCATCATCGCCGCTCCCGTTCATTGCGTCAAGCCGTTCTGTCAACTCTTTCACCTGCTTTTCCAAGTCAAGCTCGCCCTTGTCGAAGCCCCAGTCCAGCAGGTCGTCAAGTTCGAATTCGTTTGCCAGCGTGTCAAAGTCCCACTCTGCCACGTTCTTGTTCAGGCGGACGTTCAACTCCCGCGCGGCTAAATAGACAGCACCGCCGTTCTTCTTGATTGCGTCTAACATGCGCTTATCAGTTACCCTCATAATTGCTCAATGTGCTCACTTTTATCCGGTACGCCGCACTCAACCTCACCCCACGTTTTGATGTCTGCAACGTCGCCCTTGTAAAATACCAGCACGTTCTGATGCGTCTTGCCCAACTTGCGATATGAACCGAATTGCCTGCCAACCCTAATAGGTAACGAACCAACAGCGGTTACTAATATCGCCTCGTTATAAAGCGTCATGCCTGCATCTTGAAACGCCTCTATCGTATGCGCTGGAAAGTTGCGATAAAAGCCCTTCTTGTCGCGCACATCGCCAACAACAAAGCAGGCGAAGCGGTTGTCTTTTAGCATAGATACTGCGCTATAAATAATCTCGTGGTATACGCTTTTGAAGTCCGGATATGCCATGTTTGACAGATCGTTTGGGTCGTCACTATAAACTTCCAGATCAGCATAAGGCGGGCATGAAAATATCAGGTCATATTCACCAGGCGCTAATTCGGTTACATGCTTGCTATCACCTACAATCCAATTAGGCTTATTGTCTGTAAGCAATTCATCAGCCTGTATCCTGTTAGCATCAAGTTGCCTTGCAGATAAGTCAATGCCGGTGTAGCTATGCCCTAACATTGACGCCACTATGCCCCTTACCGAACCGCCTGCGAATGGGTCAAGCACGTGTCCGTTAGAAGGCATAAACCAGCGATATACAAGCTCACATAATACAGGGTCAAATATTGACGTGCCGGTCTGCTCACTAATGTTTCCCTCAGTGCCGAAGTCTTCGGCACTGGAATTGCCCGTCTTCTGCAATGCGGTCAACCTTGCTTGCGACGAGCTACTCGTCGCAAGCTCTCTGCCTTTGCCATCCCCACGTACTGTATGCCCATCGGCGGATAGGGTCGCCGCGGGACGCGGCGACCCACCTGGTGACGCATTCTTATAATGACTGCGGGCTTGCTCGGAGAATCCGAGCAAGCCATTGTCTTTGTTATCATACATACGCTTGCTCGCAAGCGTATCTGGAAATTGGTTACTATCTTTTAGCGCACCACTAAATGGTCTCACGGTGTTGCCATTTGCATCTCGGTTATCACCGAGATGCAAATCCCCAGCATGAAATTTACCATCAGCGCCAATATGGTCGTCTGGAAAATTGAATTGTCCGCCCCTGCCTATCTCGCTCTTTATCCCCAGCGTAATCCACGCCGATTTCCTTGTCTGCCAATAGCCCTGCCTTGCGTCTAATATGCTAAAAGGTGGAACGATAAACCGTTCTGCCAGCGTCTTATGCGCCTGGTCAAGTGCCATTTGCTCGCTCGTTTTCCCATATTCCAGACGCTCTTTTTCTGCAATATCGTTCAGAAGGTTCTGCACATCCTGGTTCTCGGTTTCAAGTCCAGCCAGCAACTCGTCAAGTTTCGCCTTATCCGTAGCAGCCATGCCAGCAATCGGATCCAGCGTACTCAGTATCAGCGCCTCTTCCTCTTCGCTCACGTCAACGTAAACCACAGGGATGGTGGTATTGCCTTCCCTCGCGGCTAATTGACAGCGTAAATGACCGTCTATCAGATTGCCAGTGCGCTTGTTGACTATGACTTGCTGCACCCAGCCAACCTCTTCCAACACGCCTTTCAAAGCGTTCTGCTGGTTTAGCGGATGGATGCGCCAGTTTCGTGGATTGAATAAAATAGAATCTAAAGGCTCTTCACCCGATCCGATTATTCTGTTTTTTATCTCTGCCAAATCACCCTCGTTTTCTCATGTAACCTGCTCCAGGTCCACCAGCAAACGGTATCACTGCGGAAGTCGATCACGTCCCGAATCAGTGCTTTGTTCCAACTTGACCAGTCGTTTCTCATCTTCGTCAAGTTGCTGCTCTACCTTCGCCAGGCGTTCATCCAGCTTGACAATCTCGCTTTCAAGAGCGCCAACACGTGCCAGTAAAACAAGAATCTCACTCGCTGCGTCCATATTCATTCATAGCGTCTAAGCGCGCAGTCAATTCAGCCACAAGGCGTTCTAATTCCTTGATGCGCTTATCTCGGCAGGCAACTGACTTCTGCAACTTTTCAACTTCTTCTTGAAGGTTGACGTTTTCTCGCTTCAGTGAATCTATCATGCGTTCGCGCTCCAAAATATCGCCCTTCAAGGTAAATAATTCCCCCTCAAGCTGGCTAATCCGCTCCTCTAACCTTTCCGCCCTGTCGCAAAGATTTGCGATGCGCTTCTCGGAAACATCCATGAGTTTCGCAGACGTATCAGCCAGCGATTCTATTATGGTCTTGAAATAATCAGCTTTTACCTTCCCCCGATTGGCAACAGCAGACACGATTGCAGATAGCACACCTGACCCAATTATGGCAACAATAACGGTGGTTATCTGCTCGGCGTTCATTATTCAGGCTTATCCGTTAGATCGTGAAGTAGATTAGCACCGCCACCTGCAACAACTGCGGTAAGTATCTTGCCAATCAATTCACTGGGAATGAAGGCTGCAAATAAGTTCACGCCAGCAAGCCATACTAAAATACCGGACAAAACCCAGCTTGCATACATAAGCCAGTATTTATCCCAGTTGTATTTCTCAAATAACGGCGTGACAAGTGCGGCAATCAAGCGATTAGCCAGCACCATAAAACCAATAACGATTGCTAATACTTCAGGTTCAAAAATCATGTAATCCTCCTAAGCAATTATTTGATTCAGTGGAGTCGCCGAGAATTGAACTCGGGTTTCTTGCAACGCGGGTGAACCCGTCTTTGTGCAAGGCATACCTGCCGACCCCATGTTATATTTCCACCAATAGCGGTAACTCATAATGAGTAATCCGCTTTTCCGCTATTTCAACATATTCTTCATTCATTTCAATCCCGATGAACTCCCTTCCTTCCAACACGCAAGCGATTCCAGTCGTGCCAGACCCCATGAACGGGTCAAGTACCACCCCGCCTGTTGGCGTTTTGGTAAGCCGAACAAGGTAGCGCATCAGTTCGATTGGCTTGACGGTGGGATGGTGGTTTTGGCTGTAAATTGCATGGTTTTCCTTGCCAGTCCAATTGTTAGTTCCACCTTCGTCAAGATAAGACGGTTGCCCTTTTATGCGCACATTCGGCATCCCCTCCAGCCCAGCGTTGCGCTCGCTTCGGCTGGCTTTCGCGCAGTAGAAGAAGCGCGCGGCTGAGCCGGATGAGCCTTCACGAACAGGGCTGGTAGTCGGCTTGCCATTGCCAAACACTCCACCCATTACATTTGTTCCGCCACCCGTTGTGCCGGTCTTGACATTCGGAAAGCACTCCAGCACCTCGTCCGAGCCGTCGTGTATCAGGTTCGCGGGGAAGCGACCTTTTCCGTCATTCGGTGCGATTACTGTTTCACCGCCTAAACTTCCGCATCCACCTGCCATTTGTCCAGCAGCATAGCGTCTTGTGTCAGGCCAACCTTTTATACCTTCCACCCTGCCCCCGTCAATCCACAAGCCAGCCACGCCCCATTTCAAGGCGTTCTCGACGTAAGTGCCGTCAATCGGCTTCATAGCCACGACAATCGGCTCAAACGCGGGCTTCAGAGCTGTGCCCCAGCCGTGCCAGAGTTGCGCTTCGGGGGTGGAGGGGGCGGTGATGTCAAAATTCTGCTCTCCTATCGCCAGCATTCCGCCAGAACTATCCCAACTCTCAGAATTTCTTTGAACTCTACGGGTCTTAATCACCTCACGCTCTGCTTCAATGCGTTCGACTAACTCATCAACCCACTTAGGAATGTCGCCACAATAAGGGCGTAAAGTTGACCAAATTGCTCGTGTAGGAATTGCAGGTTGTGATTTATCTGTCAAATAATGCGAACCCATAAAAGTGTCTGTAATTTCATTTATTGCGCTTGCAGTCAAACCAGTTGTGCGCATCCACGCTGTAAACTTGTATAACCGTCCAGTTTCGCCGTTTACTTTATCAATCCCCTTGCTGATGTC